AATTCAGGAATTATTGTTCATAATTGCCAGGATATGAATGACCTCGCTATTGGTGCTGCTACTAAGATTTTAGCTAAGTCCAATTACGGAACAACAGGTCAGGGTCTTCAAGTATACTTTGGAACACCAAAAACTAAAGGCGGTTCATACTGGGAAATGTGGAAAAACTCTTCCCAACAGTATTTCCATCTGCGTTGTGAGAAATGTGGATCTTACTTTCCGCTTTATCGTCCAGATACCAATTGGGAAGATGTTTGGATTTATGGCATGACTGTTCGCTGCACGGATTGTGCGCATGAGCAGGATAAGAATGAAGCTGTTGAACGTGGTAAATGGATTCCATTGAATAATCCTGATGAATGTGACTTTGTTGGTTATCACTTTAACCAATTATATATTCCAACCTTTACCAGAGAAACAATTATTAAAGCCAAGCCTGACCGTTCACCGATTAATACTGAACGCGTTTATATGAATGAGGTTCTTGGTGAATTTTATGATGGTGAGGGTGGAACCATTACAACCGAACAGATTAGAACCAAGTGTATTGATAAAGATCGTAGAATGGTTAAATACATTCATTCTGATTCTGGTAAGCGCGTCTATGCTGGATTCGACTGGGGTCAAAGAGGTGCCCTTGAACAGCTGTCTGGACGTGGTGGAAAGAAAGGTTCTTATTCTTGTGCTGTTATTCTTACAGCTCAAGATAATATATTTAACATAGAATTTGCTACTCGTCTTATGAAAGCCGATCCTGAGACAAAAGAAGGAGCAGTTGAAGAGATGTTCCGCAGATATAACATGACATTAGCAATAGGTGATATTGGTGATGCTTATGATTTAACTCACAGAATGCAAAGAACTTATGATGAAAGATTCTTAGCATCTCGTGCTCAACACAGAGTTATTGGTCATGTTAAATATTCAGCAGATGAATGGCCAAAGACAATTGTATTTGAGAAAGATTATTACATTGGTGAACTTCTTGGTTTGTTAAAAGAAGGTAGAATAAAGTTTCCTGGAGGTCATCATCATAAAGTTGAATGGCTAATTGAACACTGTGCATCAATGGATATTAAAGTAACCAAAGATAAATCTGGTGAACCTTTAAAGAAGTATGTGAAAGGTTCAGGAGCAAACGATGGTTTGATGGCATTGCTTAATGCATATTTAGCTTGGAAATTTGATGTAACACAAGGATTTAGCATAGCAAACCCTCTGCACATGAAATATGAAATTGCAACAGAGGCTCATCCAATTCAGGCGGTTATTGGATATATTCCTAGAATGAACGGACGCCGATGATATAGAGGGAATGATGGTAGATATTAATAACAACATTACTAGGGCCGAACAGCTTATTGCTCAGAACAAAGAGAAACAAGCTCGCTCATCTGAAATTATGAGAAAGCGTGCGGCTATTGCTGGAACGCCTGAAGTAAACAATCGTATGGCCAGATCTGTATCTGATGAACGCAGAGAAATTATGGAGATGCAGTTAGATGCTGGGGAATTTAGAGAACAAGGTTCTGGATTTGCCCCGACCTCTCGTGGTGATTCTCCTGATAAGATTAGAATGATTCAGACACAAGCCGGCGTGGTTTCCCACAATGGTAGAGGTTTATACAAAATGGGTTCTGGTTCAGGAAATGTAACCAGTACATCTTCAGGTTGGAGAGGATCAAATGACTCAACTAGACAGGTTCCAGAAGTTTATTCACCACTGTGGCTTAATTCTAACCTAAATCTACCTCGTGATCGTCCCACAATCAACGCATGGAGTCGTTCATTCTTTGCACTAAATCCAATTGTGCATAATGCTATTTCACTCCATTCAACATATCCAATTGCTAAGCTTAATATCAAGTCAAAGAACCCTAAAGTTGAGAAGTTCTTTGCTCAGATGATTGAAGAAATCGACTTGATGAACATGGCTGTCTTGGCTGCTCAAGAGTACTGGATTCTTGGAGAGGCTTTCATTTACGCAGAACTAGATGAATCTGCTGGTAAATGGAGTCGTCTAATGATTCTCAATCCAGACTATGTAAACGTTCAGCGTAACGTAATTGCTGCAGAACCTATTATCTCTCTTCGTCCTGATGAGAATCTCAGACGTGTAGTTCATGGTAATCAACCATCTGATCTGCAACAACGTAAACAATTGGATCCAAGCATTGTTGAGCACGTTAGAAAGAATGAGGACATTCCTTTAAATAACTTCTATGTTCATCACATGGCTCGCCGCATTTCTCCTTATGAGATTCGTGGAACCGGTCTTGTTGTAAGTTGTTTTAGAGCTTTGATGCTCTGGGATAAATTGCGTGAATGTTATGGGACGGAACACGAGGTTTTAACACAAGATGGATGGAAAACAATTTTCGATATTATTGAAATCAATAAAGAAGATGTTACCCCAAATCGTCTAAAGACGGTAGGTGTAGATTACGATGAGAATGGTAATGTGCATGGAGTAATTACTCTCAAGAAAGGAGTAAAAGTTGCGCAATTCAATCCTGAGACAGAAGAGTTAGAATTTGTAGAGCCAGAAGAACTTCATATGTCTCGTTATCAGGGAAAGATGTTACATTTTTCTGGTAAAAAAGTTGATGCATTAGTTACGCCAAACCACAAGATGTGGGTTGCTCAAAGACATGGTAATGAATATGGAAATTTCGAAAAAATTCCAGCTTCTCAAATTAAAAAACAGAAACCATACAAACTACAAGGAACTGTAAAATGGACCGGAAAAGATGTTGAATCTGTTAACATTCTGGATAAAAATATTCCAATTAATGAATACCTGAAGTTTATTGGATATGTAATTTCAGAAGGTTGTGTTGATACTTCAACAGTAAAATCAACAGGATATCAAAGAGGTAGAATTGCTCTCTCTCAGTTAACATCTTCCGATTGTACAGAAGATATGAAACAATCTATTAGGAAGTTTGCTTCATATTTTGATTATACACCAACTGAAGAAATTAAGGTTAGAGGTTCTGGTTTCTCTAAAGATACTCCAAAAGAAGCTTGGATTGGAACCATCTCAAATAAAAAGATTACTAACTTTATCCATGACGAGATTGGGATTGATGGATACTGTGATTCAAGATATAAGAAAATACCAAGATGGGTACTACAACTTTCACCAAATCGCTTGAAAGTTATTCTTGATGCTCTTGTTGCTGGTGATGGTAATGTAGAAAAAATTAAAGATGGGTTTTCTTATAGGTATTTCACTATTAGTAAGCAACTTGCAGATGATGTTCAGGAAATTGCTTTTAAGTGTGGATATGCTGTAAATATTTTAGAAAGACAAAGAGAAACTTGTTTAGAATTTACGGTAACTTGGTCTGATGGTATTCGTGGTCGAAATCCAATTATTCATCATAATGGTAAAGGGGCTTCTATTGAAGAAGAAGATTATGATGGTATTGTTTGGTGTCTCGGAATGCCAAGTGGTCTGTTTCCAACGAGACATAATGGTAAATTAACCATATTAGGCAATTCAAAGTATGCGCAAGCCGATAATATGGTCAACCCTCTTACTCTTGTAAAGATTGGTAACCAAGATTTCCGTCCTACACCAATCGACTTAGAGCATTGGAGAAACGTATTTGAAGAATGCCATGATGAAGAAACGGAAGTTTTAACAGATCATGGGTTTATGAAATACGATGAGGCTATAGATATAAGCTCTGTATTTGAAGAGGGAACTAATAAGTTAGTTTCAAATCCAAAAAACAATATAAAGATTGCTTGTTTTAATCCTGATACAGAAGAATTAGAATATCATTTCCCAATAGAATCACATGTATATGAACATAATGGTGAAATGCATCATTATCATAATAATAAGATTGATATTAAAGTAACTCCAAGTCACAACATGTGGATACAGAAAAAGATATTCACTGGTACTGGTAAAGAAAGAGTTTCAAAATGGGGAGAATGGCAAAAAACAAAATCCAAAGACATGATTTTTGATTGTAGATTTAGAACTAATTTGAATTGGGTTGGTAATGATTCTGTACAATCAATTAATGTTATTGGTAAAGAAGTTCCTATTGAATTATATTTAGAATATTTAGGATATCTTATTAGTGAGGGATGTTTATATACAGATAATAAAAGTCAGCATACTATA